TAACTCGTTGGATGCGTCTACCACGGTAAGAATATTCTTAGTATCTATGCCTAAGTCAGCTGCCCTAGCACCTGAATAAAATACAGCCTTAGGCTTTTGGTAGAATGTGTCTTCTGCTAGTGAATCTTGCAGGTACTCCTGAACATCTGGATCTAAGGCATCTTGATCAATCATCATGACCTTAAACATTGAAACCTTCATGTGATGCAGCATAGAATATACTATATTATTAAGCTGATCTTGGAATGGCATCAGGTCATGAGCAAAAGAGCAATTAGCCATTCGGTCATCGTTTTGATTGATGCCTCCATAAATAGCAGGTAGAGAAGGCATCCATTCTGCATAGATAATTGTTTCATCACTAGCTACGACTAGCTTGAGCCAACAATCAAATGGGTAGTCTCCTAATCCTTCTGCTTTAGGGTTAAGCCTCATGAAGATAGTAGAAACAAACATTGCTTTATCTTCATCCTCCCCAGCATAAATTCCCTTACTAGAAGTCCTGTCGTTATTAAATGGAAACCAATCTGTCTTCTTTGGAAAAGCTAAAACAGATCCATCAAAGTAGTAATCAAAGAAATCCTTGTATGAATTAACTAAGCCATGCAAGCTATTGGTGTAAGCAATGTCGTCTAGATTCCAATATGCTGCATCATCCCTCACATCGGAAAACCTTACGATATCCCAATATCCAATCCAATTAGGGCCAAGATCAGTATTTATAGCAGAGATCGGCTCTGAGTTATCCCAAAATGTTCTAGTAGGATGTGGCAAATCAAAGTGTATACCCTCTTTCTCAACATAGCTTTCTAAGTCCCCATCCTCATCTTCACGCCACTGAACTTTCCTAGTCCAAGGCTCAGACGGAAACATAATCGCATAGCCATACATAAACATAGATCTTATAGCCTGCTCGAACTTTGTTCTAAATCCGAACTGTTCGGTCATCATCTCTACGCGTTGTGACAATACTTCTGCCCTAACCTTAGATGGAGTGTCTGTACCTCTTGCATCGAATTTAAGGTAAGGATATAGATTGCTGAACCTACTAACTTGCGCAGCAACTCGCCGCGTTATGTACGACCGAATAATATTTACAGTCACCTCATACAGACGAAGTAAGTTAATATCTTTAACTGTCCCCTCATCATCATATGTAGTATACTGCTCAGCAAGTTCGGGATCTATTCCATCTAGCTTTGTGGCACACTGCTGAATATTTATTTTTCCCTGTGCGTACTGTAATAACGGAATCGAAAACTTATTAATAGGAAGAGAGTCCCATGCTAAATCGACTGCTAGGTACAGAGAGTGATTTTTACATGAATGATAAATGCCCTCATGTACACGACTGCGTACTAAATCAGTCAATCTCTCCTTGATCTTCCAATCCTTGGAGTCTGACTTTTTGCAGGTAAAAACTTCCCTAAGGCGCTGCTGTGTCGTGCCTGTCTTTTTGAGTATGTCGGGATGTACCATAAAAGTTAAATATGTCTGGAATTGAGTCCTTTATGAACTCACTCATGTATGTGGCTTCTAAGACTGTTAGGAGTAATGCACAGGGGCCAGTAACTGAGCCTCTTAGATAAGAGGCCTTGAAGGCAGATATGTTTGAGTTCAGTAAAGATACTAGTTCCTCCTCTGTGATACGGAGGTATCCTATTAACCTCTGTATACGATTTCGGTTCCAAACCTTGTTTACTCCAACCTCGTTATAATGAGCTTTGATTATTAGACTTGCAGGAGAGTACTTATCAAGACTCCTCTTCTTCGTCCTCTTCCTCTTCGTACTCATCATCCTCGTCATCATCCTCGTCATCATCCTCGTAATCATCCTCATCTTCCATTTCGATATCGTCTTCTGAACTCACATTGTCATGGACTTCATCGATAGTAGCAATGAACCTTTCGTCATCTAACTCTGAAACCGTAACTTCGAGGGTAAGCTTTACTTTACTTCCTGCTGAAATTCCCTCAAATAATTCAGAGACTTCAGGTTCGGATATATTCAATTGTACTAAGTCTTGCATCTTAATTTACGGTTATGTTATCGACTGAGAATTCTGCACCTGCTTGCCCGATTATGTAAGACTCTATAGTTCCAGCCTCAGTTGTTACCTTTCCATCCACATTAGCAGTCAAAGTAATTGTAATATTGTCATTATGCTCTAATGAAGGAAGCGCATTAATTGCCTCTTCGTCTAATTCTCCAGTAATAGTAATAATCGGCATAGTGTTACTTAATCTTTTGGGTTACAAAAGGTCAAGCATTTATTTCTATTATTGAGGATGTCCTTACATTGGGCGTAGGCATAGTTGTCTTAACATCATAAAACATAATGGGATAGGTCAGCGCATCAAATGAATGAATGTATACACTTCTCTTTGGCTTCATAGCCAAGCTAGGATCGTATTTGCCATCTTTACTCTTATCAGAAGAAAGATTCCTTACACTCTTGATTACATCCGTGCATTGTGCAGAAAATACAATTTCCTCCTGAACTAACTTTGATATTAGTAGCCGTACTCGGCCCTCAACAGACCCCGAAAACTTTGGTGCTGCCTTCATTCGAATAGGCTCCAAGCCGAACACTTCACATTTCTCCTTAGATATATCCTCAAAGTCCTTCACGTCATAAGAGCCTGTCTTTGCACGATACTGATTGAATGCAGAGTTGTCTGAGATGTGGATGTATTTGAAGTCTGTACCCACCAAATTATTCCAGTATTTCATCTTCCGGTACAAATACGGAACAATTTTCGTGTAAGGAATCTTTTGATTAATAAAAATCAATTCATCGAACACTATCCACATGCTTTTTTCCTTACCAATTAGGCACTGCATAAACACCATAGCATTATTTACTGAGCCTGGGTCATATCCAATTATTATAGGGAAACTAGGGTTAGGGATTATGCCTGATTTTGCATCTCCCTTAACATGAAGAGGTTTCGAAAAGTAGGGAGCTAATAAAGCATCGCCCGATGGTCTATCTATCCATTCACCCTCTAGCATCCTTTTCGCCTCGATTGGGTCATTTGAAACAGCCTGCATTACTCGCGAGTAATAACCCTCAGGAAGGTTTTTTTCGTTCTCTGCTATCTTTACATGTACTACATGATAATCGTGATTATAATTACCTTCATCGTCTAGCGGTGATTCAAAGAATCTTTTATACACCCAATGACTTGGCCCGTCAGGGTTGCATGCAGCGCAATACTGTTGGATTCCCTCAATGCCTTGCCTACGACCAAGTTGTTGAACCACAGCCTCGAAGTAAGAGGGAGAATCTAGGTTAGTAAGCTCATCGACAAAGACATAACTAGGTTCAAAACCTTTGATCCGGTCAATAAGCATTGTCCCGAATGGAGCAGACATAAGACTTATCCTCGACCAACCACCATATCGATTCTGAATATCAATATATGGAGCTTTCTGTAAGTCCATCTTTTCGTCTGTATAGTCTATCCCTAAACCCTCTTTCCACTCGGGTAGTACTTCGGTCTGCAATTTGTGCCAAACTCCACCCTGTGTGGCTTGTGACTTAACTCCAACTATAATTAGTGCCAAGGCATTAAAGTTTTCGTAGCAATGCCTAACAAGCTTATGCCCACCCAATACAAAAGTCTTACCCGAAGCACGTTCTCCATACGCTAAAATGTACTTTGATGTAGAATTAAAAAGTTCACTTTGGGATCCCGACAAAGAAGGAGACCATATTTCTTCTTCTGCTCCAACCTCTTCATCCTCGGTAAAGGCATCGAGGAAAGCTTTAGGATCAATCTTCTTTAGCCTCGGCACTTTGCATCTCCTTCAAAGGTCTGAATCCAGGCTTTTTCTTTTCTTTAACTTTATCCCTTTCTGACATTTTAATCATCAAGTCTAAACCATGAAGTAACCTGTCGTAAAATTTACCTTGTTGCTCGGTCGTCTGCAGAAATAGCTTAGTCCTTAATATCTCCTCCTCGGGATCCAATATCCCACTAGAAATATCGTCTCGTAGCTTTTCCCCTACTTCAAATAAAGCCATATTCTGTCGAATGGCTATTTTCTGAGTTACATCCAAGGCATTAGACATTAGTTGCCCGATGCCACCCTTCAGGTTCTGAAATACTTTTAACTTCTCAATGTTCTCAGGGTTCCTAAGCATTGTCTCGAGTTCACCCATGAACTCTTCCTTACCATTTTCCTTTAATGCTCCTAGAAACTCTTTGTGGTCTGGCGCAGGTGGAGGGTCTTTCCTGACCATAAGTTCAACATCGGAAGGCTCGTGTCCTTGGTTCCCGGCTACTTGCCAAATACTTTTAACCCTTGGATCCTTACGAACACGCTCTCGCATATTCCCCTCAGTCATGCCTAACTCTTTAGCTGCATCGGCATAGTTGCCGTCATGACGTCGCATCGCAGTAGCTAACTCCTCGGTACTATACTTTTTTCGTCTGGGCATTGAAAAATGACATTAGCATTGGTTTATATTTTTTAATCCAATCAGGACTACTTCGAAGATACGCAAAGCTTCCATTTGAAGCTAATGCATAAGCACCATTTCTCACTTGCCAGTCAAATAAATCGAAGTTGCAGCCTTGGCAAAACCTTTTAGCCTCACCAACGCTTATATCAGACCAGTCGTGCATCTGTGAGATAGATTGAACATCAAATAGATCCATGCCTGAATTGATCGCAATTTCTTCATCAGTGAGAACTCTAACTGCACTAGTTTTTCCGTTCTTGTTGCGAATCTTTTCTCGTGCTAAAAGCCTTACGAATATCGGTGGAAACTCGTCAAAGCATGCCCAGCCTTTACGTATTTTTCTCATTTTCTCTTTTAATCATTCTAGCTATCTGTCGATGCAAAGGTCTTAGCTTAAGATTTTCGTTAAATTTTTCCTTAGGACAACCCATGTCTCCGATGCAACTAATCTCACCATCGTCTGCTTTAAATCCAACTAACAGA